TTAATCATATTACTAACTTTTAAATATGTGTCCGTTTTCCGTTATAAATCTTTTTGCGTCCTGCATCGTTCGGAAATGCCACGGGCGCAGCTTTTCAGACCACCACCAGCCCGAAATGTATTCAATATGGAATTCTTTGTACTTATACGTTTTCATTTTGATAATCTCCCAACTTTTCGACCGTTATAACTTGAATATAAAATACCATTTTTCACATATGTACAATTTGCCTCTGTTGGTGGTTTTGCTTTTGTTTGGCTCAAATTGGCTTTTCTAACATCTAAAAGTTTTTTTAGCTCATATTGTACACCCTTTTCAGTAGTAACGATAAATCCCAACTGCTCTTTATACATTACAGTGCCTTTGTACGTTTCGGATTCCTGAAAGCTGTTTGTTTTGAATGTTATTAAATCACCTTCTTTTATCATATCTTACCCTCCATCAGTTTAAAAATTCAACTTGTGTACCCCTGTAAAAATGGTCTGTATAACAGTCCATCCCGTTTTTGTTCTCGTAATCCGGAAAGTTAAACCACTTATCCAGATAGTAGCGGATTATTTCTTTCGGTGTTCCGTTAATACTGGTTACTACTTCGTTTGTACCCCCTTGTTTATCTTCAAAAGGTACTTTTATTGTTGTCATGGCTGTATGTACCATTAAAATGTTAATACAATAGCAGTGTACCCGCGTCGCGGAAGGAATTCAACCGTTCCAGAGTCGTTTTTTAAAGCCCTTCTTAACTCTGATTCCGTATTTAATGACATCCTTAACATCGTACTTTTACAACATCCGTTTTTCTTTATAGCTGTAAACACTTCAGAGAACGAAAGAGTTTTCAGGTGTTCCACGAAATTAACCGGGGGAGTAATTTTACCGTTATCAATTATCCCACATTTATAGCACAAACCATTTTTAACGTTTAATGTTACTTTTGTTTTCATATTTTTTTGTATTGTGCAGGGCTTTTGCCCTGTTGGTCAAACTTTATTTTATTTCAAACGTTATGCCTTCCGGTAACTTGGAATAATCCACGTTATTAAGAAAGGAGATAAAATCATCCTGTCTTAATTTTTCTCTATAATCAAGCCAATTAAATACGACTTTGTTTGTGTGGTCGTAATATATCACGTTATCGACTGGCAGGCCGGAATCAAGGATATAAAGAAATATATCCCGCTCCCGTTCGGCTTTTTCGACCGTGGAGGCGAAACGCTTTATAATTTCGCCGCGTTTCTTCTCTTTGGCTGCCTTTTGCGCTTCCTCCTTGCGTGCATGAATGGCTTCCGGCGCATAATATCCTGAATTGATGTCGTTCGCCTCTTCGTCCGTAATGCTTATATTTTTGCGCTCTTTGTCGTATTCATACGGGTTTACCCACTTGCAGCCCGTCAGCATCTCAAGCTCTTTTATTGCTTCTTCCGCTTCATCGTTCCAACGTCTGACGATGCCCAAATTATAAAGCAAAAATTTAAAATAGGCCTTATCGCATGCACTTTGCAAATGCTTGTACTCTTCTTCTGTTATACGCAAGTAGTCTATAACTTTTTCTTTCGGTTCATTATTCAGAAAATAATACCCATTTTCAACGGCGTACAATGGAACGCCGTAACAGTCGCACAAATGAAGATCTACAAACTTCCTAAATTCGGGGAACTGTTTTAGTATTTCTTCATGGCAGCAACCGCCGCCAAAATCATAATAACGTCCGTTACGCTTTTTTATGTCAATATCGGCCGTAACACTCCAAGAACAAACGCCGTTCTTGCATTCGTCCGCAAGCTGTATTTTTACCTTCATTCTAAAGGTATTGCCGTTCTCTGTGTATACCTTTGTTGTCTCGTAACGTAACGCGTTTAACTCTCTCGTTTCATTTGAAATAGTGTTAGTCTTCATAACTGTAATATTTTTATTTGTTAATAATTCTATTTATTACAGCGTGTATTATTGATTATTGAAGGAATAAGGCTACATTTGCAACGTGGAATAAGTAAAACCGTTCGGGGGCGAATCCCATTTTAAACGCCCCCGGGTTGACCGGTTAAAGCCTGATTATAATAATCAACGGCCTAAACCTCCAAACCCTTATGAAAATCCTTATTTCCATACTATAACGGCTTTATGGTAGATGAAAGTCTACCGCTTTCCCCGGGAATATTCCCGGGGTTTTTGCTTTATAACCGTACCCCTCAAAAACTCAAAGAACACCGCTTTTTTATCTCGTTGCCTTAAAAAGGCTCCCATTTCATTAAAAAATCGGTGGATTATTTGGAAGTTCTAACTAAACAAAGTACCTTTGTCCTCCGTCTATGGGGGGGTACTTTATTTAGTTATCCCTTTCTTTGGGGCTGTGAGTATTGCTAGTACTTGCAGCCCCTTCTTTAATCCATCATTTCAAAACTCGCTACAGGTGAATAACTTTCTTTCTGTCTCTTTCCTGCATTACAAAGATACGAAAATTTCGGGAAACCACAAAGAAAAACTATATTATTTTTCAAGAAAATACGATTTATTTTAAGTCACATAATACACTGATATACAATATATATAAAGAACAAATACGAGGTTAATATTTGTACATTATTTTTAATGCAAAGAGAATACTAAGGACACAAGGAAGGAGCAAGGATAAAGTATAAAATGAATCGGACCACGCGGGGAACTTCTTTGTTTTATGTGGTGTTATATGTGAATGCGTGTTTTATATTATGGTGTGCGACAAGCCAATAAAAAGCGGTTGATTATCTGGATTTATCGTAATGCAGTAATAAAAGGTTTTTCATTTGAATGATTATATTATATGTGTAATATATACCCCTCCCCCCCCCTGATGCGTGTGCTAAAGGGCGCCATTCATTCCATCTAAAAATTTTTTTCTTTCCAATTTTTCATTCAATTATACACACATCCATTCGTTATAAACTATTTTTAACAAAACACATCAAATATAAACTTACAGAATGTTATTTGATATACATTTCGTGACATGGCCTTATGTCCTTCTACATCTTATTATATATTGATATACATATAATTAGAAAACAATATGAATAAAATGAAAATAAATGATTATATTTGTGGTGTACAATTTGTTTCAATGAAATGATGTCTCGCGGTTAGATATAAAGTATATATTATGTATAGGGGTAAAATAAAGACGGAGGTGGCAGATGAGAAGTTGGACTACGGTAAGGTCATAGAAGACCTGGTCTCCTTGTTTGAAGGTTGTTCTGACAAGGGTGCGATTTCGACAATCTGTGCAAGTAAGGATTGGCATGACAGGATAGAAGGATTGAAAGAAGTTTTGCACGGTGTAATCAAGAAAAGCACATTGAAGTATTTCCATGGTAGCGTGTATTGGTATGATGGAAAGATATACGTTCCAATCATAAACGATGTTCTTTACCGTGCATTGAACCTATACCTTCGTAAGGTGGGCGTGGGAAATTCCGACATATTACAGGGGTTGAAGTATCTGATTTCGGAAGTTTTCAGATCATTGAAGTTGTGGTGCGTTTTGGAGCCGAGTTTTCACATACAGGCTTACCGCAACGGCGTGTTAGACCTTACGACTAAGGAGCTTCATCCGTTCAGCCCGGATTACCATGTGATATACCTCCATGATTTCGATTACGACCCGAAGGCGAGGTGCCCGTTGTGGATGGAATTCCTGAAGACCGTGTTGCCGGAGAAGGAGAGCCGCCATATTTTGCAGATGTACCTTGGTCTTTGCACGTTCGACAGGGGCAAGATGACGGACAAGGTGGAGAACTGCCTTATGCTGTATGGGAACGGGAGCAACGGCAAGAGCGTGATATTCGAGACGGTGTCGGGCATATTCGGCAAGGAGAACGTGAGCGGCATCGGTCTTTTGTCGTTGATAAAGGGCGGAGACGAGCGTATGCGTAACATCGCGGCCATAGACGGCAAGGTGGTGAACGTTTGCCCGGAGGTGCAGGCCAAGGATATTTCAGGCTATGAGGATGCGTTCAAGGCTTTGTGCAGCGGTGAGGGGCAGTATGGCCGTAAGATAGGCGGCAATGTCTATGCGGTAAGGAATGTGCCCTGGCTGATATTCAACATGAACGCCCTTCCCAAGAGTACTGACGGCAGCCATGGCTTTTTCCGGAGGTTCCTATATGTGATATTCGGGTACATAGTGCCGGAGGAGATGCAGAACAAGCATTTGGCATACGACTTGCGCCAGGAATACTCCGGGATATTGAACTGGATTATCCGTGGTGGCCAGTATTTGAAGATGAGGAAGTTCATTTTCCCCAAGAGCGGTAACAGCGAGAAGGAAAGGCTCATGGCCATGGGCGAGAGCAACGTGACGATGTCGTGGGCTTATGCGCGCGGCATCCGCAGTTCGGCATCTGTCAAAGGGGAACTTTTCACTTGGATAAAGGCTTCGGACTTGTATGATGACATGGTGCGGTATGCGGAAGCGAACGGCTTTGCCCAAGTGGACATAACTTCGTTTGGCCGTGCGATGAGCAAGATGGGGTTCAGCGGTGAGAACCGTAAGAGGACTTCCACAGGCATGCTTTACAGGTCATACTGCCTTACGGTAGATGACTTGAAAGAGCCTGTCCCGATGGTTTCGGACATGGAACTGACAGCAGAGGATTTGTTGGACCGCAGCGTGGAGTATGACGAAGAAGATTTATAGAGATTCGCATGTGAAGAAATATAATAAAACTTATATGGACAACAAGAATATAATAGCAAGAGTCGGTAACTTCATTGTTACCAAAGAGAGCGGAAACGGGATGGATTGGATTTCGGTAAAGGCTTCTTCGGGCTTTTGGACGATGAGGTTCAGGCAGGACAACATGATGTTCCGGATGGTGGACGGGATGGCCGGTGACGAAAACCTGCATGCGTATCTGGAAAGTTGGGTGAAGATGTGCTACCTCATGTCGAACTGCATGCCGGACTTGGACTTCATGGAGGAATTTTACAAGAGTTATACCGGTTGGTGCGACAGACAGACGAAGCAAGAAGAGGTTTTGGGCGATGAAGAAGATACCAAGATTCTGGAGGAGGAAAGAAGGAAGTGGGAGATGAAAAACGAGCTTTCGGGCATGGATGGAGGGAATGGCTAATATAAAGAAGCCCTTATCCGACGTGACGTGATGAATCTTGGCGGGCATCATCTTGCAGCACTGCAAAGGTGCCCATAATCTCCATATGTGCAAATAAAAACCACGAAAAGTTGCGTTATAAGGAAATATTTTGCGCCTTGTTGTCATATAAGGAAACTTTTGCTATATTTGCAGGATGAAACGTAAGATAAGGACATACGGAGGATATTTCGAGGCGTTCATGGCGACCTTGACGGAGAAAGAACAGGAAAAGGTGCAATACGGATTGCTCCTGCTGAAAACCCAAGACAGGCTTCCGGGCAAGTTCGTGAAATTTATTAGGGATGGACTGTACGAGTTGCGGACAGAATGCAGCGGAAACATATACCGTGTGTTCTTCATCTTTGACGAGGGGGCAATAGTTGTCTTGTTCAACGGTTTTCAAAAGAAAACGCAAAAGACACCACCAACAGAAATAGAAAAAGCATTAAAAATCAAGGAGGCATATTATGGGGACAAATAACCATCAGATTACGGATTACGATATTGTATTGGATGCGAAGTTCGGGAAAGAGGGTACGCCGGAGCGTGCGAAAGCGGAAGATGAAGCATACGCTTTCTACACGAGCCGAATTCTTGTGGAAGCAAGGAAAGAGGCGAAAATGACCCAAAGCGAACTTGCAAAAAGAGTCGGCACGAACAAGTCTTATATCTCTAAAATCGAAAACGGACTTATAGAGCCAGGCGTAGGGTTGTTCCTGCGCATAATTAACGCACTCGGTTTGAAGTTTGATATTGTAAAGCCAGTGATGTAATCAACTATTATTTAAAATTCATGAGTTTATGTGCCTTACTGCAATGTTTATTTTTCTTTTGGATGGTATTACGGTTTGGACAGTATTGAAATGGATATTGGTTGTTTTTTTTGCGTTATTTTGCATTTTTGGAATAATTCTCAATGAGAAAGAAGAAAAGAATAAAAAGTCAAGAAAAGAAGACTACAAGAAAAGAATCGCAAAAGAGCAAGAATATATCAAGAACGAGTATGAAAAAAAGAAATGCCTTTTAATAGAAAAATATGGAGAACCAGACAAGGATATCATTATCAAGTACAGAAATTTGCAATCAGAGATTATGTCTTTCAGCAACTTCAACAGGATATGGATATTAGGCCATGATTATTCAATGGATGATATAATCGGATGTAGTTTACATGACGAACAAAGCATTCAACAAGGAACTGTTTCATTTGAGACTAAGGTCAAAACTGGAAACATGGTAAAACGCGCAGTTGTCGGCGGCCTTCTGTTCGGCGGTGCCGGTGCCGTTATTGGCGGTGTTACGGCAAAGAAAGCATCCGTAAGCAGACAAGAGGATGACAAGGTTGTGCATAACTATATAGTGTTTATTAATGTAAACAGCATGTCTACTCCTGTCATATCCGTAAATGTAGGCGAGGATGTTTATAAGGCGAATGCAATTGTCAGCCTTATAAATGTAATTATCTATAATAGGGACGACAAAAGTTAAGAATACTGTTGTGAATAGTGGAATATGAATATTGTCCTTCTTAACTCGTTTTTTTTAGCGGCGTATGCTTTCTGTTACAGAAGAAGAAGAAGGGGAACGCCCCAGGGCTTATTATCCGGGGCTCTGTCTGTTTTGCTTGCGCTTGTGCTTCTGGTAGAGTTCGCAGTTGCGGCATGAGAGGGGGAGGTAATAATGCACGGTCCTGTCTTCTTCCTGCACTTCGTCCTTTTTCATTTGCTGGAGGTCGGCGTACTTGGCAAGTATCTCCACGCGCTTAGGGTCTGTCTTAGGCAGGGCGAATGCGGTCTTGAGCATTTGTTGTAGCACGTCTTCCTTGGTGAGCAAGCGGGTCTCTTCGGTGGGTTCCCCCTCGCCCTCAGTTTCTGTCCCGGTGCCTCTCTTTACTGCGGCAGTACGTAGTTTTAGGTATTTTGCGAATGCGGGGTCTGTGACAGTCTTCATCATCTGGTCGTTGTTATACTGGTCCGACAGGACAGGTTTGAGCTGTCCGGTGACGATATAGGCATCGGTTTCTTTCCATCCCATTGCCATTAGGTCTGCCATGGCTTTTTCAACTATGGATATTTTCGCCTTTTTGGCCTCGGTGTTGAGCTTACGTGAGTATTCTATCATGACGGTTTTATGTTTTGTTTTCCGGAAGTAGAAGAATTGTTTTTCGCGGAAGCCAGTAACGTGGCTTTTTTCTTGGCTATCTCGTCAGCCAAAGCGGCTTCACGATTCTCCTTGTTTTCTTTGAGTATACGGTCATACTCGGCATTGGTGGTATAGATGGTTCCGAGTTTTTCGGCGGCAGTCTGCACGGACATGAAACCGTTTTGTACGGCCGATGCGAGGTCGGCCACGACGGCTGAATTATTGATATGGACGTAGGGCTCGATGTAATAGCGCATATTGAGGTTCCCAAATGCGATGGTGTTTTCCGTTTCCACGCCATAACCAAACGCGAAGAGTTTCACCATTTCCTTCAGGACGTCCTGGTATTCCGCAGCATCAATCATTGCCTTTTCGTATGCCGGTGAATACAGTATCTTCAATGCGGCTGCGGGCAAATCCCCTGCTTTGAGTTCCGGGGGTATGACTGAAAATGATTGTTCGTATATCATCTTGTAAAGCGTGTCTATCTGTTTCATGTAGGATTCAGATGCACTTTGAGAAGAAAGATATGACGCCTTGTCATCGGTCCCCATGGAAAGCGTCTTGATGGTACCGTTTAGGTCGTGCTGAATGTCCACGCTGTCCCCCTCACTTTGCAAGATAAGTATAGGTTCGCCAAACGCCTGGTTGTTGTGAGCCATCTGAGAAAATGACATCTCATATCCGTCGATGCTGCCTTGAGAGGGAGACCAACACGCCCCTTCTTCATCCCTCTTGTATGCCACAGGTACACGTTGGAATCCATGCTGCTTTTTCTCGCCGACTTGTACATACCCGTCAAGTCCGAATATTCCGATGACCACATCGTAAACGGTACGCCCCTTCCCCACTCCTTTTTTATAGCGGTACATGTATTTCTTGTCCCAAACTTCAAGCCATTCAGAGGTGGTGTTTCCCTCGTCGTCATAGTCGTAGTAGGAACGTGCGAAAAGCGTCAGTTCCCCCGTTATGGAATCATAATGCGGATAGAGCGTATCCCCGTTCATGTAAGAAAGTGACTTGCACCCCAATACACTATCGGAAAGATAAAAGACCAAAGCCCCGTCGCCAGTCTTCTTTACGGAAGAGGCCAGTTTGTAAAATTCCACCTCCATGCCTTTATTAATCCAACCTTCACGGAAAGAGAGGAACTTCTCCTGTTTTTCATCCGTCGGACGTGCTTCGCCCAGTTCAAACTGTATGTCGTTCCCGCAGAGATGCACAAGTTGTTTAATCGTAATAATCTGTTGAAAGGCAAAAGCATATCGCGGGACGAGTTCCTTGTATATACGCCTTATCTTTTTCCCCGTGTCGTCTCCGTTCCCGTCGTATACGGTTTCTTCTTCCTCGCGGTAAATGTCTGGATAAAATGCCGGGTCGTTAATGGCATGCCCCGTGGGATAGTATTCCCGCATGAAGTCGGCCTGCGTGACGGTTTCAAATTCCATGTTGTCTGACGGCATAAGGGGTTCTTCGATGGAAGAAAACCTCCCGTGCGATATATATCCGGACGGACGTATGCGCTTCCACGGACGTTTAGCCTTGATTTCTCTTTTTTTCATATTATCTGTAATTTAATGGGTTCACATACCTTAAAAGCCCTTTCGGGCGATGCCTTCCCGTTTTTTTTATCTCGAATACCATCCGCATGAAAAGGGACTCCATATAGTCGGGGGAATGTCCGACGAACTTTTTCATATCCTGCTTCTTTATGAGGCAGAATCCTTTGTCGGACGTTTCCTCGCTGGCCCTTATGCATTTTCTCTCTTTCATAAGAATCTGTTTAAGTTCCAATTTCTCAAACCCTTTCCCAGAGTATTTGCGTTTGAGCAACCTGGGATTGATGGAAATTTCCCCGTCAATAAGCTTATGGGCAAAAAGGTAGGCACACTGCGACTTCACGTTGTCGTACACATAGCGGTATTTGTCCTCCACGGCCTCCCTGTTGTTGAACGGCACGGCCCGCCGGAAGAACCCCTTGAAAGTCTGTCCCAAACCGTTAAGGTCATAGGTGAAGTTTTCCTCCAACACCCCCCACTCTTCGAGTTTGGCTTTCACGGACGAAAGGGAACCTTTGCTATCGTGACGGCAAACGAACACATCCTGTATATGCCATCCACACCAAAGCCATAGCACGAGGCTGTCTCCTCCTTCAAATGCCACGTCGCATGAGGCATAACGTTTCCCTCCGGTAAGTTCCGGCATGGAGAAAAACTGCTCCATGTCGTGCATCTTGATGATGTCGTCTCCCACGTTCTTGAAATTCCAGTTGCCTTCCAAGTCTCGGGCACGCTGCTCTTCATCCTGCTGTGCAAGGTTGGCCACATAATTGGGGTCGGATTCGGTAAGTTTCTTGTTGTCTTCCAACCTTGCACGTGTAAAAGTGACGGATTTGGTAAACATGCGTGCACGGTCGTACCCCATTTCCTCATATCCTCCGGCTTCATACAAAGGGTCTATGATAGACTTGCACTTTTCATACACTTCCTCCGGCGTGTCCCCCCAATAGATAGTCTCTACCGTATTGCCATCCATGAAGCAATAGCGTATGACCCCGTCGCGTTCCGGTATGGGCAGTCCATCCTCCCCAATCCACCAGTCTATGAATTTCCGTACCCAACTGTCAGGGTCAGGGTTGCACGTTCCCCAGAAACGATTCCGCAACCCGAAGGCGTTACGGTTGTTGGTAATAAGGTATTTAAACTTTTCATAACTTACATGCGTAATCTCGTCAATACCTATATAGTTATACTGGCGGCCTTGAAACCGTACCTTGAAATCGTCGAATCCTCCGGAAAAGTAAGAGAACTGCAGATTTCCTCCCTTATTGAAGTTCCATGTCATGTCGTTGATGGAACGGTTGTAGTTTCCGTGCTGCGAGTAAAGCATGTAGGATGTCTTGACAAGGTCGCGCAGGTCATCTTTCTCATTTCGTAAAAGAAGTGCACTGAAACGCGGGTTATACACGTCTTTCAGGGCTTCCATAAGGAGGGTAAACGATTTTGCCCCGCCTCGATTTCCTCCCGTTATGAGTATGTCCACGTCCTTGGCAAGGTTTTGTTCCTGCGCACCGGGCTGCGCCACGATACAAAGGGGATTGTTTTTCCCCTTGTCCCTTTTCCGTAGCCCTTCCACATATTCGCAAGTGAATATCTTTTCTCCTTCTACCGTATAAAATCCTTCTTCGTACATAATCAAAATAAGGCCTGCAGGACATACGCGTGCGTGTCCTTGCAGGCCTTATCGGCTCTTTTCTTATTATGGCTTATGCAAATATAGTAAAAATCATATTATTTTATACCATTACATATAAAAATATGAATATTTATTTTGTATTTATCGTTTCTATTCTTATATTTGTGGCATATATTCAAGGAAGATGTTGAAGATACGGAGCTGCATAAGCATAAGACAGGATGACATGGCACACAAAATGACAGTTTGTCCGGTATGCGGACAGAAACTCGGAGACATCACGTACCTGAAAGGCGTACTGATATTGCGTGTGAAATGCAGGAGGTGCAAGAAATACGTGGATATAGAGGTGACGGGTACAAATCCAGAATAAAACGTAATAATAAGAAATAAAGGCCGGGAGAGCCGTATGGATGCAAAAAGCGTCTGTACGGCTCTCCTTTTTTGTTTGATACTTAAAAGACGAAATGAATGGAAAAAGAACAAATCTTATCCGAGATGATTGCGAAGATTGGAAAAACCAGTTTGTCGCAGCGTACAATTTCAGGCTACGTGGAAGGTAACCTCCCGGCTGACGGCGTTGAGCCGGACGATGCTTATTGGCAAAAGCATGTGGATTTCCTGAAAAGCCTTGACGGAAATTTCAGCCATGACGTAGCATCAGAAGTAGAAAAGTTCAAAAAGAACTACAAGGCAGACGGCTCGGGCGGTAGTGACGGAGGCTCTAATAGTGGATCTAATGGTTATTCCGGAAATACGGGAGGCCATGACGACACCATACTGAAACGCCTTGAAGCCATGGAAGAACGGTTCATGGAATCGGAAAACCAGGCAAAGAAGGAACGTATTCGCAAGGAAGTATCGGACAAGGCCGAAAGCCTGAAGGTGAGCAACAAGGCTTTGTGGAAAGATGCCGTAATGATGGTTGAGCTGAACGACGACACGGATGCCGTGAAGTTATTGGAAGAGACCAAAAAGGTCTATGAAAAGAAACTCAAATCGTACATCGGTGAAGGTGCAGCACCTTTCGGTGGAACACAGAGACAAGCCGGCGTACCTCAGGACACGGAAGAAGCCAAGGCCAAACGCGAGGCTTTCAAGGCCCGCATGGCAGGCATGGGGCGGCTTCCGAAACGAGAGAAGTAAAACAGGATAACGAATTAAAAAAGGCAAGAAGATGAGTTTTCAGGAAGGAACATTCAACACCATTGGCAAAAGGAAGGCGCAGTTCGGAGGGAACTTCCCTGTATGGGCGCGGGTGCGCGAGTTGTACAAGGGAGGTGGCACGATAGACGCTTCGCAGTTTGCCCCCGGCACAGTCATAGGTGCCGGTACGATGGTGAAATTCAACGGGTCCGGCCAAGAAGTCGAGATTATCACCGCCAACGGTGTAGAAGGCGTGAAGGAAGTGGACAAAGTTACCGTAACGAGCGGTTGCGCCACAAATGGCAACATCGGCATCAAGCTTAACAACGCTTCTGTGGTGAACATTGCTGTCACAACCACAGAAAACACCCCTGAATCCGTGGCCGCAAAAATCGCAGTCGGTTCATTCAGCGGTTGGACGGCCAAACAGGAAGGCGCGAGCGTGATTTTCACGAAATCTGCTGCGGGCACATGCGCCGCCCCGGTCGTGGAAGTCAATTCAACAGGCGTGAAAGCCACGGCAGAGGTCGTAACGGCCGGTGCGGCAGCCCAAGGTTCATTGGATGACGTGAACGGTCTGATATTCGAGGACGTATGTATCCCGGAAGGTTGCATACTGGCCACTTGTGCCGTAGTAAGAGCCGGACGTATTTATGCGGACCGGGTGAACGGCGGCGGCATCCCGAAAGCTGTAGAGAAACAGCTTCCAATGATTGAATTTGTCCGTGAAGATTAAAAAAGGAGGCAGATTATGTACACAAGAGGAAAAGAATTTTATGACATTGTGGCCAAAGGCTTGGCCTCCATGGGTTATGTGGACAAGAACGGCGTGAGTGCGCTGACGTATTTCATCCAGGACATGTTCGCGGAGAAGTACAACGCGGAGGAGACTTTCGCACAGATGGGATTCACTTTGAACCCGAACATCCCCCTCCGTCCTACTTACGAGCAGATAGAGGCTACCATCCGTCCGTACACGATGGGTACCTACGTGGACATCGACAGCGATGGCAACACGAAATCGACGGACGGGCTAAGCCTGAAAATGGGTGGTATCCCGACATTCAAGCATGAAGTCGTACTGAGCCGAAAGATATTGCGCGAGAAGATGATGCTCATGGACAGCATCGGTGGAAGTACGCCAGAGATAGAGGACACAATCATGGATTTGCTGTTCAACGGGCTGGACGACTTGCTTGGAGGAAACTACAACACGTTCCGTTACCAACGCCACCAGATCGTGTCGAACTTCGGGAAGCTGGTCATCGACGGCAAGAACAACCCCGGTGGCATCCCGTTGGAAATCGACTTCGAGGTTCCGTCGAAAAACAAAAAGGTGTTGAAATGGTACACGAAGAACAGCAGCGGAGAAGTCTCACAAGACGCGAAGGTGACAAGCGGCGAGATGGACCCGATAAAGGAGATGCGCCAAGTGCGCCTCGACAGCCGCCGCAAGGACTACGCGCCGGAAGGACATTGGGAGTGTTCGCTTACCACGTATGAAGACCTTATCACGTTGCCCTACTTCCGGAAGATGTATGTCATGTACAACCGTCCGGACATCACGGATGCGGACAATATCACGGCATTCGGTGCCTTGGTAGACGACGACACCATCAAGAAATTCATCGAATCACGTATCGGAGCGAGAATCGAAGTGGTGGACAGCATTTCCTCGGTGGAGAAATTCAACAAGGATAAGAACGCCATGGAATATACGTACATGGACAGTTTCAACGAGGGCGTGCTTGTTTACGTGCCGAACGGCGCGATAGGCGACGTGCAATGCGGCAAGCCGGTTTACATGGAAACCCCGGGGGCTCGCGTGGCGTTGTATGACGGTGGCCGCACGCTCATCCGCCAGGTTTTTGAGGACGAGACCATGACGCAGGTCATCAAGAGCGAAGTGACAGGCCTGGTCGTGCCCGACAAGGTGCGTTGGATGTATTATCTCACCATAAGGGATAAGGCATGACTATAGGAACTTCCCATACAGAGACCCTACGCACCGTGGAGGAATACCTTCGCGGTTGCGTAGGTTTCGACGTAGAGGACAATGCCATTGCCACTATCCTTGAAGACCGCGATATTGCCCCGGGCACTTCGTCAAAGTCCCTCACACGGAAGCAGAAGGAGCTTTGCAAAGCAGACCTGTATATGTGGTGTGCCAGTACGCCGAGCATAAAAGGAAGCGTGGAAGAAGCTCACGGGACTTGGAAACACAAGGAAGGTTCGACGGAAAGCAGTGCTTACGACAAACGCAACCTGCGTATCATGGCCAACGAAATCTACAAGAAATATGGGGAGAACGTGGCGGGTTCCACGATAAAGTTGCACTCAAGAGGGATGAGATTATGGCCAAGAAGGTAGAAAATCCGGAATTCCCCCACCACTGTGTAATCTATAAGGTAGAAGGAGGGACTTCGTTTTCGGACGGGGAAAAGGAAACCGTATATGAAGGCAAATGCCTGAAATACGGCAACAGTTCTTTGAGGAGTTTCAAGTCGGAGGGGGTTTACAAAGGTGATCATGGCCTTGACATCCCCGGCCTGATAGATGCCGCAGCCGGAGACCTGATAGACTATGAAGCTTTCGGGCGTGACCATAGAGAAGGCATCATGGTGACCGGTGTGGAGCATTGCGGATGGGGGACCACGGTGTATTTCAACCTTTCTAAAAACTAAGGATATGAGTACGGATGTAAAGACAATGAACCGAAAAGCGTTTAAGGCGGGTGTGAAAAAATCCCACCGGATTATCCATACGCACGTTCAGGACATCCTTTATTCCGCTTGTGAGCGTTTGCTTGCAGATGCAGTACAATCCAATGAGTTCCAGGGTTTCACCGGAAATACCCAGACTTCATACGCCTGTGGAATATACATGGACGGGAAGTTGGACTATTGCTGTTTCCAGGAATCATGGGACCGACCTCCGGTAAGACTTAAAGTGGAGAAAGGAAAGTATGTGTATCTGTCGCATCCTTACGAGGGGCATGCCAGAGGAGTGAGAGGAAAGACGGATGTGGACAGCCTTTATGGCTCGGACACTTCATTGAACTTCCTGAAAAGCTATACAAATGTCCCCAAAAAAGGTTTCTCAATAGTGATGTGTACGGGTACGGAATATTCGGAATATATCGAATCGTCACGTAACCTGAACGTGCTCACGGAAACATGGCTGCATGCAAGACAGATACTGATGCAAAACCTAAAAACCATACCGCAATGAGCCACGTGACGAGATATCACATATCGGAAGTATTGGAAGAGGTATGCCAAAGGTTGGGTGACATTTCCGGGCATGTGTTTCCTGAACATCGTCCTGCGGCCGCAGGGCAACAGATGAATGATTTCATCGTGGTTTCCCTCCCTGTATCCATTGAAGACCAAAACGCCTGGCAGAAAACCACCCTGCGTATAGAAATAGCAGCAAGGAACAGGAGCCAAGGCGTAGCACATACAAAGAAACTTCAAGAGATGTTGGACGGAGTTACCGGGAAGTTCCCCATTGTGACCGAAAGGTTCTCGGCAGTACGACCCTTACTCGTCTTAAAAGGAGATGACGGATTAGGCTTCACGATATGGAACATACAAGCAAGACTTATCGTAAACACCACTGATTCTTATGAGCAAGAAAATTAACAGGATAACACCATTAAATGAATTTAGCAATATGGCAGGATTGACAGTAACAAAAGCGTTGGCAGACTTGAAAGTCTTGTTCAACGACTTAAAAGAAGTGTATTTTAAAGCCGGTGAAATCAAGACCACGGATTTGGATTCAGAATCGCTCACCATGGATATTGAACTTCCGGCATTGGATGACGGGGTAACGTTCGACACCGGTTCGGCTGACGTGACACGCGTGAGAATCACCACCAAGGCTGTATGGACCTCCAAGGCTTCAAAAGGAGACCCGGACATTACCTTCCAAGTGGCGAGCGTGGCCGGTGATGTCAACGACATTCTTATGGAAAACAAGAAGGCCATCGCAAGTGCCACCAACATCATCAACGGAAAGACCTATAAAGGTGCGGCCTACAGCCTTGCCCCGAAGAAGGTGACCGGCGCCCTCCTGATGCAAAGCGAGGACCGGCAGACCATCATCATCCTTCCCAATGTGGAGATGTATGCCAACTTCGTGGCAGCGGACGGGGACAAACCCGCCTATTTCAACGTGGCCGTAACCCCGTTGGAAAACAGCGAAGGTGCCGACATCTTTATTTTGAGTGAAACGGTCAGTGGATAACCTCCATAGGAGGGAGAGGATTACGGGCGGTGGCAATATAGGCCGCTGCCCTTTTTTGTTAAACTTATCATGACTTGACAAAATGAAAAAGAAAAAGGCGGTAAATCCACCCACGACGGAAGACGAAGCCCTTCTGGATGCCATCGTTGAGAACAGCAAAGACACAGTTGAAATACGCGGAAGAAAATGGCATGTGGCGTGGATGAGAAACGGGACGAAGCGTAAAGTGACCCACATCATGCTCACGGAAAAAGAAGATGACAAGGTGAACAGCAAATGTGCCGCCGCCATCGTATTGAACGGTTATTGGAAGATACTTTTCTTTTACTGGTTCCTGTGGCGTTGGTTCTTCTACGTGATGCAATATAGTGACGAAGAACTTCTCCCGCTTATAGAAACAGGTAAAAAAAAAGTACGTGTGGAGGGATATTGCGCCTGTACAATATTACTGACCGAGATGAAAGATACCGTAAAGTCGATGACGAGGGAGGAAGTAAATCGTATCCGTCAAGAGAGTTTTACGGCTCTGCGTGGTCGTCAGGAGAAAAACATCCCTTCCTGACACAGCCCCTCAACCTGTTTTTTGGGATATGGGTCGTCCCGATGTGGGGATATTACTGGGTCCATACGGCCGCCCAAATCGAACTCGGCCTGATAGACTGCCCCATCATAGTTTATGAAAGAGAAAAGAAACGGAAAGGGAAAAACGGAGGAGGACCGGAATTTGAAAAGGCAGATGCCTTGGACGTAATGAAGAAGGCTGACGAGTGGCAAAGGAAATACGGGAACGCACAAAAAGGGAAAGGTGTAAGAATCAGCCTTGAAGGGCTAAGAATGTTGAACAAGGATAACGGAGGAAAATAGAATGGCGGATTTGGGTCAACTATGGTTTTCATTGGGTATAAAAGACAATACCCAGGCAGGTATAGAAGAAGCGATGAAACGCTTCGACAAGCTGAATGCCAAACTTAAACTGGGCATAGACAAGAATGTTTTCAAGAGTGCCATTACATCATACCTGAAGGGCCAGGAATTCAAAGCCCGCATCACCCCTACCCTTCCCAAGAACACCGGCAAACTTTCCATGGAGGTGAACAAACAGACTTTGAGGGGAAGCGTCAATGAAGCCTTGAAAGGCAAGGAGTTCGAGGCAAGGGTGAAAATGGTAGTTGAAAAGGCAAGCGTGCAGGATGCCATCCGGCAAGCCTTCTCAAAAGCCGGGCTGAATTACAATACCACTGCCAGTGACGTGCGCCAACAAAGGATCATGGAAATACAGGCACGCATGTCCCAACGTGCGGCCCTATCCCAAATACAGCTTGCCGCAGCACATTCCCGTGCCCAACGTGCGGCCGACCTACAGGCTGCTTCGAGCGAACGCCTGAACCGGAGCATGAAGAGCGGGACTAACATTTCATCCCAACTAAGGAACCAGATAGCCAACCTGTACTCATTGTACACCATCGAACGTTTCGTCACCCAAATCGTAGAAATCGGCGGTGAGTTCCAAAAACAACTCATAGCCCTGAAATCCATCCTTGGTGATGCCGGAAGAGCGGAGACGATATTCGGCAAAATCCGTGACCTTGCGGTAGAAAGCCCCTACACTTTCAAGGACCTGACGGGATACACCAAGCAGCTTGCCGCTTTCTCCATTCCTTACGAAGAACTTTATGACACGACCAATAGACTGGCCGACATATCTTCCGGCCTTGGCGTGGACATGGGACGGCTTATCCTGGCCTACGGGCAGGTACGCAGTGCCGCATTCCTTCGCGGACAGGAAGTAAGGCAATTCACGGAAGCCGGTATCCCTTTGTTGGATGAGTTGGCCAAGAAGTTCAGCATGTTGGAAGGACGCGTAGTGAGCGTAGGCGAAGTTTTCGACAAGATAAGCCGCAGGGAGGTCCCCTTCCAAATGGTAAAAGACGTGCTTTGGGACATGACCAACGCGGGAGGAAAGTTCTATAACATGCAGGCCGTACTGACGGAGAGCCTTTCCGGAAAACTGGACAAACTCAAAGACAGCTATGAAATCATGCTTGCCGACATCGCCCAGGCCAATAACGGAATCATCGGAGGAAGCCTTGATATGCTTGCCGGACTGACCGGGCATTGGAAGGAACTTGCAGGAGCCATCGGTGAACTTATCGTAATTTACGGGTCTTACAAGGCAGCGATAATGGCAGTGACCACGTACCGCAAGCTTGGCATGACCGTGCTTCGCCAAGCCGTTGCGGAAAAGGCCCTTGCCACATCCGCCAACATTGCCCTTTCAAATAGTGAGGCACTGGCTGCCGCAAGAACCAAATTACTGACGTTGGCAAAAACGAGGCTGATAGGCGTACTGAAATCATTATGGGCGGTAACCGCCGCAAATCCTTATTTCTGGGTAGCAGCAGGAGTGTCGTCGTTGGTCTATGCGATTTACAAACTTTCCACGGCTGCAACGGTAGCCGAAGCTGCCAACGAGAATTTCAACCGTTCCATGGAACGCATAGGACAGACCATTGACAATCGGAAGAATAAAATCAACGAACTCTTGAATGTCATCCGAAGTGCAGATTCTTCTTCCCTTCAGAAACAAATGGCCTTTGACGAGCTGTCCGTACTGGCTCCCTCCTTGACGGCCACATACGATTCCCTGAAAAAACTGGAAGAGGCAGACTTGACGAACGTGAACCGGCAAGTCAGCGAACTGGCCGATGCCAACCGCGCAAGTTTGTTGAAACGACAAGCGGAAGAGATAAAAGAATACATGTCCATCCTTTCCGAACCAGACAAACATGGACCGGCCGGCGCACGATATGCCATATCCGGACTCAAAGGACTTGGGATGCAAGGAGAAATCGGATGGGACGTATTTGATTGGGCAGAAGCAGCACAGGAACAGTTGAACCGCATCACATCGGAACTATGGAAGATAGAAGATGCGAAAAGACGTGCGTCGGTGCCCACGGAAATGGATGTGAGGATAGCAGAATCGAGTTACCGGAACATAAAGGAGCAATTCGACTACCTGAGCGACTTTGCCGCCGCGATGAAGAAGGAGGTAGAGGGTACGATGTCACTCCACGTGGACGGCACGCATGCGGAAAGGGACACCGAGGCCATCATCGGGGAGGTGGAAAAGAAGTTGGGACAGATGAATGGCATCCCCCTCTCGGTAGAGCAACAGAAGGTGAAAGACGGCCTTCAGGAGACGTTGGAATACATGAGACGTTGGAAGGAGACGGGAGCCACAAGCGGCGTGTTCTCCATCCCGTTGTTTTTCGACCTTAAGCTCAATGAGTTGGAGGACGATACGGGAAAAGCCAAAAAGGAATTCGATTACCTGACCGGGAAATGGAAGGACGCAAACAAGGAATCCGGGACCTTTGCAGAAAACCGCATGAAAGCCATCCAAAAATGGAGGGATGCGGAAAAGAAATACAATGAGGCCAAAAACTCAAAAAACATCACGAACGAAGACGGTTCTATCATCAAAGGCTATAAGGAACAGCAAGAACGTCTCAAAGAACTAAAGAATGAGATAGAATCGGCCAAAAAGGAGGCGGAATCCTTCGGAGTGGACACGGGCAAACCGGCACGGACGGACAAAGACCCCATGGCAGACTTGTGGAATGAACGTATCAGGCTGATAGAAAAGGCCATTTCCTATTATAAGGAATGGTCAGAAATAGAAGGCAAGGTAAATGCTTCCGAACGTACCCAATCCAATCCATTATTCTCCTCCGTAAAAAGCTATCTTTCCCCCGGCATGGAAAACCCGGAAAAAATCTGGGAACAAATACGGGAAGAACTCGGAAACAGCAAAGGCCAAAGGAAGCTTTTCGTAGACCTCGGATTCAAAATAGAAGATTTACGCCAAGGGGAAGAAAAAAAAGAACTGGACCGAAATCTGAAAGAAATTGAAAAATATATCTCTGAGACGACAAAGAAATGGGACTTGTTCAAAGATTTATCCGATACAACAGGTAACCGAAGCCTGGCCGGCCAAATCGTTTTCGGCGGGCTGATGGAATCAGAAAACCTTGGAGACGAACTGAAAAAGAAAATCGAAGAAAAACTCAGTGGCACAACCTTTTCTTTTGAAGACGTACTCGGCATGGACGAAAAAGGCCTGGAGGACAACGGACTGAAAGCACTTGGCGGGCTTGTGTCCGCCTATCGTGAAAATTCGGAAAAGCTCAAAGAAGAACAGGTGAAAAACCTCAGCGAGCTTATCAAAAACCACAAGGACTATGCCGCAAAGATAGAGGAAATAGAAAGCGACCTACAAAAGGACTTGAAGGACATTGATGGGCGAAGAGCAGAACTTGAAACAGGAGGTGTGGATGTTGAAAGCTTGATTTCGAGCCGTAAGAAGAAAGCAGAAGAAGACAAATCTTCCGTATTGTTGGAACAATTCAAAAAAGAATCCGATTGGGCGAATATCTTCGACGACTTGGGGCGCATGTCTACGAGGACGATAGACGACATGATCGAAAGAATCAATGCGTTCTCCCGATCACAAGAGTTGTCCGTGGAAGAGACAAAAGAGCTGATAGAAGCCATGCGCAAACTCAGGGAGGAGTCCTTGGAAAGGAACCCGTGGAAAGGCATCTCCAATTCGGCCAAAGAGCTTGCAAAATGGAAGGAACTGCAACATTACCTTGGTAATGCCGAAGAACTTTCATTCTATGACAAGGAATCAGGAAAAACCGTAAAATACACCCGTGCCCAGATTGAAAACGGGATTGTCGCCTCACAGGAAGACATGGTGAAGTCCATAGACCATGTAATAGACGGATTGGAGTCCATGAACGATGCGGTTTCTTCCGTTTCCGGCATGTTTGAATCGTTGGGCATGAAAGGCGCAAGTGACATTACCGACATCATGGGGAATGTTTTCAGCAGTTCAAATTCCATGGGTGGGAGTTTCCAGTCCATAGGCAAACTGTTTGGGGTATCAGATGCCGGAATATTGAAAAACCTTGGGTTTGTAGGTATGGGCATCGGAGCCGTAACGGGAATTATCGGAGGAATTGCCAAACTTCATGACAAGAAACTTGACGAGGAAATACAGAAAAGTCAAAGACGCGTAGAGGAATTACAAACCGCATACGACCAACTTGGGAAAGCCGTGGAGCGTTCTTTCGGTGCAGCCACAGATGCGGCAGAAAGGGCATTGTCCTCTTACGGAAAACTTGCAGAGCAAGTTGAACGTGCGGGTAGCGGACTAAGCGCAGCCTATTCGATGCCATACGATGTGCTGAAAGACGGAGGACGCAGCATGATGAATGACCTTCTTCCGAAGAGTAAAATGGAAAAATTTATCTGGAACGGAGGAAAAGCACACGGCTTCGCGGCTTCACTGAACTTCACGGTGGGCATAGAAAAGGAGGCATACGGAGCCTTGAAAGCAGTTGGAGCCGGAGAAAAAGGCAGTGAAGACAATGTCTACATGGCCCAATATGCAAGCCTCGTCGGCCAACGCCTGGAACTACAGAAACAACTGAACGCGGAGGAAGGCAAAAAAGATTCCGACCCAGCCAAGATACAAGACTACCAAGAACAAATCGCAGAACTGAACGACCAGATTACTTATTTCGTACAAGACACGGTGGCCTCTCTTTACGAGCTTGACTTGCAAGACTGGTCGAAGCAATTAAGCGATTCGTTGGTAGGTGCGTTCAGGAACGGAGAGGATGCCGTGGAAGCATTCGAGCAAACGGCGAGCGACCTCCTTTCAAAGGTAGCAAACAACATCCTGCGCATAGGCATCCTTGAACCGGCGATGAAAAAACTGCAAAAGGCACTTTTCGGGGAAATGGACGATAATGGCAACTTCCAAGGAGGCATCATCAACCTGAATGATTTGAACGGAACGATGGATGAAGGAATGAAATATCTTTCAGACTGGTTCAATACAGAAGGGAAAAATATTGTGGAAGTCATGGAAAACGCTTTTCAACTGCTAAACGAAAAGAGCGGTGGACTTTTAAGCAAAACGGAAAGCGGAGGCAGCATGCGTTCAAGTATACAGGGCGTGACGGAAGACACAGCCAACTTGCTTGGTTCCTATATCAATGCCATGAGAGCCGATTTGAGCGCACAGCGTTCCGTCATAGAGAAATATTGCGGAGAACAGTTCCCCAAAATGACCAATCTGGCTGAGGCCCAGGTCCAACAACTAAAGGTCATCGCGGACAACACGGGAGAACAAGCACGAATAGCCTCAGAAATCAGGGACATGCTACGCAGTGCCAAACAAAGCAAGTCTTCGGGTTTCTGGATTCATTAAAAAAAATGTCATCATGAACAAACTGAATGAAGAAATAATGTCCGGGGCAAAAGCCTGTGGTATTTGTGAAGAATGGTACAATATGATGAAAGAGGCAGACACGGACGGCCTGCTCGACATGTACAAACGAGGAATAGACTTCGTAATCAAGCATTCATTTCCTGAAAATTCATACCTTCTCTCCCATTCCACAGATGAAATCCGACACAAACATCTGATATTCATTGACGAGACTGTACCGGAAGAAGGGGAAAACGGGATTTATGTATTCAACGGCGCATGCCGGGGAAAGATTTCATTCGGACGGTATTCTGCGTCTACATTACATATACGGGACAAGAGCCAAGTCGTTATCACGGCAGAAGGGCTTTCAAAAGTTTTTATAAACGTGTATGACCATTCATGTGTGGAAATCATACAGGAAGACGCAGCCAAAGTGTTTGTCTACTCACACGGGGCCGCATGCCATATTTCCTCCCACGAAGAATGCCACGGAAATGTTTCCGTACGCAAGAAATAAAACATAAAAAAATATGATTATTTAGAAAATAATATTATATTTGCATTCGTAGAACAATAGTAAATCATTTGAAGGCCACAGAGCCTGCCCCATGGGATAAAACCTTTATGGGGCAGGCTCTGTTTTTCTATTCAGACCATGAGTAAGACTTACACCATATTGATTCAAAAAGAGAAAGAAGGCGCAGAGGTGAAGGACACGGTAAGGGACTGGAACATCGCCTGCACCAACATACCTTTCCTTCCGGAAAACGAGGCGAAGGAACTCCCGTCACGGGACTGGCCGGATGAGGATGGTGAGGACACGTACCGCCCTGTAACCATAAAGATGAAAGCATACGACCTGGATATCTCACTTTGTTACAAAGGAGACCTTGAAAGCGCCTATACCAAAATAGAGGAATTCATGGCATACCTTACCGGGAGGGACGGAGGAGGTACATTTTTCAAAATCTACAGTCCCCATACACTCATCGGAAGAGGCGGTTGTTACATGAAACAATTTGCCCCCGATGACTTCTGGAATGGAAACGGAGAAGACGTGTTGGAGTTTAAAATCACCGTAAGGGTAACAGAACCTTGTGGTAACATTATCCTATCGGCATGAAATACGAAATATTAGACAAGACAGGCAAAACCAAACGTTGCACGGTAACGAGTTTGGAATACAACGGGGAGTTTATGGGTGAAAGCTACGTACTCTGCAAGGTGGAAAGCGAAGTGCCCATAGATTTCCAAACGGGCGACTATCTGGAATACCGTGGAGAAAAATATGAAATAAACTACGCCCCCCCTGTCCTCAAAAAATGCCGTGCAAGTTACAACAGAGACGCCTTCACATACGACAGCATCAAACTGAACAGTGCAAGCAATGATTTGGTAAAATGCCTTTTTCTGGACTATGTAAAAGAAGACAACCTTATACATTATTCTTCCCTGCCGAAATTCAGTTTCTTCGCCTCCAACGTGGAAGCCCTTGCGGAACGCATACAGGTGAACCTGAACAGGTTGTATAGCGGAGATAGGAAGTGGACAGTCGAAGTCTCTCCCGGATGCGGAGGAAAGACGGATGTCAATGTCGTGGCGGAACAAATCAACGTATGGACGGCACTTGGGTATTCTTATTCTAAATTCAATGTCCCTTTCATCATAAAAGGTCGCACCATAACCATCGGTGCCACGTCGGAATCATTAAGCAAGGTTTTCAAGTATGGCAAAAATAACGGGCTTTACGAAATAGAATCCATAACGGACCAAGACGCAGAGGTCGTCACCAGGCTTAAAGTTTATGGAAGCACGAGGAACCTTCCGAACCGTTATTATAACAATTTACGGGAAGCGTACGCCATAGTAGAAGTCAGCAGAATAGAATATGAACGTATCGACAACACCCATGCCAAATGCAAGATATTCAGCGATAATGCACCGGAAAAAATCGGTACCTGGAGCGAAGTGCGCATCAATGGAGAAGTGCATAAGGTGGCAAGCCGACAAGAATTCGATGACGATGTGCCCTCTCCTAAAGAGTGTACGTTCATTGAATTATCAAAAGGGAAATACGAACTCTTGTCTGTCCCTGTAACATACGAGGAACGCCATAACGGCCTGAACTACGAAATCAAAATGCTTTGGCATGAAGCGATAATCGGTACGGAATGCGAAGTATACGTAGAAGGTATGCTCCGTTCAACTTTCAAGGTAAGAAACAGCAATGACCGTAGCCTATGTTATGACAAGGCATACGCCTACGTACGCGACATACTTTTAATTCCGGCAGAAGAGATACCTGATTTCAATAATTTCATGTCTTCTGCGAGCTACACGAACCACGGTGGCGGAAACCATGAATATGACTTGAAACTGTACCATGAGACGAGCGTGGAATATGAGCTCGTTGAATCTCCCTCTCCTACGCGATTTGAAATCTTGTATGCATCGGAAACAAGCAAAATCGGAGAAAGTTTCCTAACCGGGAACCATAACGGTTCATTGCTACCCAATAATATGTATGCCCCCAATCTGATGCTTCCCGGTTTCCCTTCTATCACGCTCGACCCTTATATAGACAGCGACAACATTGAAAAATACGGCATACGTGAGGGGTGCGTGTTTTTTGACGGAAGCAACGATGAATTGGAAGAGATATTTCCATCCATGGAGGGCATGAAAGCGGAAGACCTGAAGGCTTCGGGCATAGATGTGTCATTGGCAGAAAGCGACAACGGCAACTTGGACGAACTGGTGGACGCGCAAGCGATAGAGGATGACGGTGCCATTTCGCCGGGCGACACAATCCCCGTGTTCACGGTGACGCTGAAAGACGTGGGCTTCGACCTTGCGGGTACCGTGGGCGACGGTTGTTCGCTGAGCATGAAGAGCGGATTTTGCAGCGGGCGGAAGTTCGACATCAGGAGCTGCCATGCGGAGACGGATGGCGGCGTGAAGCACTACATCCTTAGGTGCGACCGTTCGGAAGACGAATCCAACAAGCTGTATTACCCTTATAAATCGTATCCCCTTAAATCCGGAGACAAGTTCGTGCTTTTAGGCATAGACATGCCTGAGGCGTATGTCAAAGCGGCTTCGCAAAGATTGCTAAAAGCCGGTAAGGAATACCTTTCCGAGGTAGACCACACGAAACATACCTATTCCCCAAAAATAGACGAGATTGCGATGGCCCGCCAACACGACGAAGCCATACAATCCGGAGGTATAAGCCTTCACGATACCATCAAGGAGGGTATGCAGATAAAGATTTCCGATGAGGATCTTTTCCATGAAGAGTTGCATATAACCATTGACACCCTCACCATCAAAGAAGGGGAAAGCCTGATACCGAGTTACGAAGTCACCCTCAAAGAGGCCAAGGAGGAAAGCACGCTTGAGCGCATGCAAAACAAGATTGACGCTATGGTATCCGGCAATTCCGTAAATCATACCGGTGGGACAATAGTCAACCTGCAAGGAAATTACCTGAAAAAAGACACGGAGGATGCTGCCTCTGCCCTTATCAGCTTTTTGAAAGGATTATTATATGGGAATTACAAACCGGGAGAAAGCGGAGGTACACTGAAAGAAGACGGAAGTGCAGAGTTTGATAGTGCCACGATAAGAAAAGGATTGAATATCGGTGAGTTTTCAAGCATAAACCGTATAGGGGATGCCATTTTCAATTCTACGTCATTGCGTGATTTTTTGCATATCGGTAATTTTTCATCCGGCGAATCCGGCGGCCAAATATCTTCCGACGGGGCGGCGGAACTGGCCTCGCTGCTGCTTCGTGGCGACCTTTCGAGCGACAACTTTGTCACTGGGCTTCTCGGGAGCGGCTACGGATTGCTGAAAAAGAACGCGGCGGGACGCTCGTACTTTGAAGTGGACGAGTTGTACGTGCGCATGAAGGCTTATTTCGACTCGTTGGAGATAAAGCATGCTTACCATACCGGGGGAACCAACGTGCTGTCTCCTGCGGGGATGGTGTGTTCCAGGGTAATGGAAATAACGGACAATATCGTCATCGACGCGGCGGGAGAAAAAGTGTATGATTCCGAAGGCGAGCCGGTGGAGGAATTTGGTTCTGTGGGGCGTGTGACCGCATACCGCTGCTTCTTTGTGAATGACGACGGAGGCAAAAGGATTGTCAACGAGTTCAGGGTTGGCGACAATGCGCAGTGCCGCACGTTCAATATCAAAGAAGGGGTGTACGAAGGGGTATCGAACCAGTTCTACTGGAGGAGAGTGGTTGGTGTGGGCAAGGATTACATTGATTTGTCTGACGATGCGGGGGAATACATGGAGGGGAGCACCGTGCCTTTGGCGGAAGACAATATTGTCACGGTAGGGAATGCCTTTGACGCTTCCCGGCAGAATGTGGTTGTCCTCTCGGCCTACGGGGAAGATTCCCCTTACGTCGCCCAGTATGCCGGTGTGAACTCGTTTTCGCTTGAAGGGAAACTCGTGACAAGAATATCACCTCACGGGAACCTTTTCAAGGGTAATTTCGTGATGGAGGACGGAAGCGTCGTGTCGGCGAGATTCGAGCTTTTGGACGGTGCCATCAGGAACGTGGTCACCGACTTGGAATCCCATGGCGGCAGCATTTCCAAGTTGGAGCAGAGGGCTGATGAAATCACGTCTTCGGTGGAGGACTTGGACGAGAATTTGCGGAGCGAGATAAAACAGACGGCGGATTCTGTGCATATCGGTATCAACAACGGCCTTAAGGAAGTCGGTATCGACATTGAAAAAGGGGATGTCAACATCAAGGGAGAAAATATATCGCTTGAAGGTGCGGTGACCGCCAACGGTAACTTCAAGGTGTTGGAGGACGGGAGCACCGAGTCCAAGAACGGGAAGTTCGAGGGTATTATAATTGCCAATGAAGGCATATTCAGGGGGTATGTTGGAAAATCACGTACCGTAATCACAGAAACCAACATCGGACAGTACCTGAAACCTGTTGACGGACTTGAAGGAGAATATGAAATTGATTTTGAAAAGCTTGGCGGATATGTGGTTTTCAGTGGCGAGTTCACCGAAATTCCACCATTGTACCTTCCGGGCCTGTCAGATTATTACGTGACACAAGATGAGGAAAGAAAGAATTTTATAAGGTCGCTCGTGGGACAATATGTCATAATGTACAATATGAGCAACACGGCGTTCGCCCTTTCCGGTGCTTCCTCTGAAGATTTCGACCCTACGGGCTTTACAAGCCGGGCTTTGAATGTAGGGGAGTTCGCTTCATTGCAATGCCGTGCAGGCGTAATGAACGGGTACGAAGCAATATTTTGGCAGCGTAGAATAGGAAAGTTTATGTAAAAAACAAAACAATAATAGATATGGCACAATTAAACAGGACTGTGGCGGAAGTCAACCGGTTGCTTGATGAATTGGCAAGGTTGCTTGATGAGGGAGGAAGCGGCTTTGAACTGGCCAATTCCTTGTCCGACCTCCAATCTCCGGGAATGGCAACAAGCTCTTCTCTTTCCGGATTGATATTCAACACGGCAATTTCCCAAGGCATTGGCATCTGTGATTACAATGACACGACCATTCCGATGCCGGAAATGTCATCCGTCACCAAAGTGAAGTCCGTGGTTTATTATGAACGAAGCAAAAAAATCTATGCCACGGGAGAAGACGGGAAACTCCATAATAACTGGTCGGATTCCTCGGTGACGCCTTTCGCTTACCAAAAGCGTGAGTTCCTCTGCGGCTTTGACGGAAACTCTCCCATAGCGGGCAAGGTTTACCTGATGCGCCATGCCCAGACGGGGAATCTTGGACTGTACTTCTTCAATGGGAATGCAATGGTGCAACTCATCGACTTCAACGTGGTGACGGAGATGGCCAAAGGTCCCAAAGTGGAGCATGCAGACACCCTTTCGGGCATACCGGCGGACGTGGACATGGTTGACATAAGCATCAGCTCCCCACAGTCGTTAAGCATAGCCGGCACTCCCAAATCCGGGCACAGGATTGAGATATTCGTATTCTGCGAGGAAGGCACGCAATCGGTCACCTTGCCGGATGACCCGACCACATGGACCCACATCAACGGAAATACCTTTTCGTTGGACGAGATGGAGTCGGCAAAGATAGAGCTGACTTATATCGGCAGCTTATACTACACGACTGTGATGAAGAAGTATGCGGATGCTTCTTTGATTGTTAAATAATAAATGAAAAATGATGGAAGAACAAGTAAAAGAACCTATTTCCTCGTGGAATATGGACGGCGCGGACAACGGGGACATCATGCCCATTGCCAGTGGCCCGGTGGGACAACTTTTTGAGGTATATGCCTCGAAGTCGGAGTCGGATGCGAAGGCTTTGGCATCGAGCAAGCCGGGGGCGATGTGTTTCGCCACGGACACGCACCGCATCGTGTTCAACGGCGTGGTTTATAATTTAGTGGAGATAATCAACAGCCTTACGGACGGGAGCACGAACAAGGCTTTGAGCGCGGCGCAGGGAAAGGCGTTGAAGGCGTTGGTGGACGCGCTTCCTACAATGGAAGAGATGAACAATGCCATCAACTCGAAACTGGGCAGCGTGTATAAGGTAATGGGGACGAAAGCGACCATTGCCGATGTGCTCGCGCTGACGAACGCGGTGAAGGGCGACACGTGGAACGTGACGGCCGAGTTCACGTTGGGTGGCAAGAAGTACCCGGCGGGGACGAACGTGGTATGCGTGACGAACACTTCGGCCAGTGACCACAACGACGACAACTGGGACGCCCTGGGGGGCACGGTGGACTTGTCGGTGTTCCTGAAGGCGGCCGACGCGGCAAAAACTTATGCCACGAAGTCGGAGCTGACCTCGCACACGGGGAACAAGAGCAACCCGCACGGGGTGACGAAGGCCCAGGTGGGGCTGTCGAACGTGACGAACGACGCGCAGGTGAAGCGGAGCGAGGTGGTGGACGATTACATAGACGTGAAGGAGGTGGCAGCGGGCAACACGGTGGCTAGCACGAACGTGACAAAGCGCATCATTACGGTGCAGGAGGCTTGCGTCCCGGTGCTGCTCGACCAGATTGTGGGGGGCACGCAGACGGTGCAGCAGGCATCGTCCACGAAGGCAGGGGGAAGCCTGGTCTACCTGAAAGACATGAAACAGTTGTGTTACCGTATTGACGGTACGTATTATAACAACTGGTCCATTGCCGATGACAGTAACAAGGCCAAGCAATATGCCGAACTTGCCGGAAGTGACGGCTTGGCCAGGAAGCCGATAGAGGGCAAGGTGTACGTGATGCCTTCGGCAGGTTCTTTTAAGGGCGTTTATGTATGCAAGGACGGTGACCTCGTGCTGTTGTCGGACAAGACGGAGGTCATCAACAGCCTGACGAGCGACCGCACGGATGCCGCGCTTTCGGCTGCCCAGGGAAAGGCGTTGAAGTCGCAGGTGGATGCCAAGCTGAACAAAAGCGACGTGGTGAACAGCCTGACTTCCACGGACACGGCGAAGGCACTATCGGCAGCACAAGGAAAAGCCCTGAATGACAAGCTGACTACGACAACGAACACGGCGAACTCTGCCAAGTCGATAGCCGACTCGATAAAAGCCGCCCTTACCATCAAATAGTCATGGCTTATGGACGAGAAAGTGATTGATTCGGAAGACCGGGAGCAAGGCGGCATTGTCCCCCTTGCATCCTCCCCCACGGGGAAGATTTTGGAGGTGTACGCGAGCAAGACGCGGGCGCAGGCTTTGTCATTGACGGGGTCCAACCCGCAGGCGTTGTTCTTTGCGACCGACTCGGATTGCATCGTGTTCAACGGGAAGGTGTATTGGAGCGGCTCGGAGCTTCGGATCAAGAACATGAACGCTTCGGGCGGGTCTACGAATGGAATCATTACGCGGACGAGTGCAATACCTGGCGTGTATTTCGATTCGGACGTATTGGCGAGCACGGCAGGACTTTTCCCGCATGGAAGCAATGCCAACGGGGTGTTGACGTTGCACACGAACGCGGGAAATTATTACCACCAGTTGGGTTTCAGTTCGGATGGCAACATATACCACCGTTCCTTCATGGGGAAGGTGCCTGACAGCACGACGGCATGGAAGAAAATCTCATTGGTTTCGGCCAAATCGGGCATGCCGGTGGCTTTGGAGGAAAGAGGCGTGGCGGAACTCATGGCCGAGGTGGAGGCGTTGCGCGGGGAGGTCGCGGAGTTGAAGAAAGCGGTGTACTGATTAAAGGAAGATGGCCATGGATAAGCATTGGGGTTCCATAGGGCGGAACGTGCGGTTATGGCCGGAAGTGGAAAAACGGGAACCCCATCGCGTTCCTGGATCGTATGTCGTGCGGGTCTTGTCTTGTGGCACGGTGAGGATTTTGTAACACTAAAAAAAGCATTGTAATGGAAAAAGTGATTATTGATTTTATAGAAAATCACATGATGAACCACATCATACTGATAGCATTATGCGTGGCGGCCACGATAGGCGCAATGGCCGTGGATTTGGTCTCTGGGGTACAAAAGGCCAAACAACGCGGCGAGGCGCGGACTTCCACGGGGTACAAGAAGACGGCCACGAAGGCAAAGAAGTACTTCACGCCTTTCCTGACGTTGTGCTTCATCGACATCCTGTGCTGCGTGGTGGTTCCCATACCGGTGTTCTCGATGTTGTGGACGGCTTACTGCATTTTCTGCGAGTTCGTGTCGGTAAGGGAGAAATCATGGCAGAAGGAGGAACTCCGGAAGGCGGAGAAGACGATGAGGGTAATCATCGACAACAAGGACGAGATAGCCAAGATGGCGGCAGAGCTTCTGTTTCAAAGGGAACATGATAATAATACAGTAAAGAAGGAGGAAAAGTGACATGGCACTCAGGAATTTGAATTTCACCCTACAGGGTGACAGGTATGTGGCGGAAGAGACGGTGAACGCGGACTATGCTCTCCATCTGGAACGGAAGGAAGGCGGCGGGTTTTACATCTCGCAGAGGAGTTCGGACGAGGGGACGTTCGTGCCGTGCATCCTGCCGAACACTTTGTACAATCCCGGACAGTTCATAGACTGGTGCTTCGGACACGGCGTTTATCCGATGCACATCAGGATTGAGAGCATGTCGGAAGTGACGAAGGCCACTATCAGGGAGGCGGAATGATGGAGAGGATGAACTATTCACGGTTGAACATGGCGGGGTTGGGAACGACCCGCGCCAATTCTTCCGGCATCATAGGGCGCGGGGACCCGTATGAGCTTGTCGGCAACGCCCTGCTCTTGGAGGAAGGCAAGGCTTGGCTTTGGGCTGACGGAAGCCCCGTTATGATGGTGGAGGTGACAAGAAGGACAGTAAGGAAACAATTAAGACACAAGTAGTCATGGCAGTAGAAGGAAAGACGATATTACAGACCCCGGAACGCACGGAGCTGACGGGGAAAGAGGGCATCCCGTTCCAGGAGGGTGAGCGGAACGGGCATGTGCTGTTGGAGAGAATCAATGAGTATGTGAGTGGAAACGTAGTTTACATTTTACCGGGAGCTTTAGAAACGACAAAAGATTGGTCTACAACAGACGTGGAATCTATTGTAGGGAATTGGGATGAGTTTGTGGAAGCCGTAAATCATAAAGTCGTAATTGCAAAAGTTTCAATTGGATATGATGGGATTATAGCATATATTCCTGCAGGAATCGTCAAGTTTGATGGATTTATTGGATTTTATATAAATGCAGGCAATGGCATTTTTGTATACTCAATATCATCAGATAGAATATCCCTTGAAACTTTAGTAGTTGTCCCCAATGTCATAAACAACCTGAATTCTGATAATGAAGAAAGTGCTCTTTCGGCCGCACAGGGTAAAGTGTTGAATGACAAGATTGCGGAAATCTCAAATCCGGCCTCTGCGGACAAGGACGGTTTGATGTCGAAGGAGGACAAGAAAACGTTTGACAGCATCCGATTCAGCGAAAATGAGAATAGTATTTGGTTTAACGGGAAGAAGTACGGAGCAACGCTTTTCAAGAATTTATTTGGCCTTTCTACGGGTTCAAGCAACGAAGAAATCAAAACGGCACTTGGTGGGAATACTTATAATGATATTTCCAAGATGGTCGACAGAGGAATCCTGTTTTTAAACATCAATAACAAGGCATTGCAACATGTGATGATTAGAATAGAAAACACAGGTTCCTCAGAGGGGGATTATTTACATATCAGAGGATTATCTGACGCATCTGACACGGCCTATATAAAAATACGTCATTACAATGGCACTTTTAGTATACCAAGTGCTGTTAAGAGGGATAACTTATTGTTCAAATCTGGCATAGTCAATGTATTAGACTCTTCCGCTTCAGATTTACCACTTTCCGCTGCGATGGGCAAACAGTTGAATAACGGGAAAATATCAAGGAGTGAAATAGTTAATGACCTTGATTCTAATAATTCAGGAAAGCCTTTGTCCGCTGCTATGGGAAAAGAACTAAATGATAAAATCGAGGCCATAAAATCGGAAATTTCCGCATTAAGGGATGAAATAGAAGCACTGAAGGGAAGCGGGTCATGAAAACGGGGAGGCACGCCGCCTCCCCCTGTTAAACTTAAATATAATACCATGAAAAACATATTAGTTCTTCGGGCGTCCCTCACGGGAGGCGATGGCAAAGTTAAACAAAAAAATGTAGATATGAAAGCGAGCAACACATTGATTGAGGCGATAAAGAGATTCGAGGGTTTCCGTGGCACGGCTTACAAGTGCCCGGCGGGCGTGTGGACGATAGGCTACGGACATACGGTTGGCGTGAAGCGCGGCGACAAGATGACGGAGGGCGAAGCGGAACGGCAGCTCAGGCGCGACTTGGCAGAATATGAGGCATTCGTGGACAAATTAGGCGTGACGGAGCGGCAGAACAAGTTCGACGCATTGGTGGACTTCGCGTACAACCTTGGGTGCGACGCGTTGGCCGGTTCCACACTTTTGAAGAAGATACGGGCTTGCGCCCCGGATGCGGAGGTGCGTGCGGAGTTCATGAGGTGGGTGTATGCCACGGTGGCCGGGAAGAAGCGGAAGCTTGACGGACTGGTGAAGCGCAGGAAATGGGAGGCTGACAGGTTCTTTAATATCGCGTGAACATGAGAATGAGTGATGAATACTGGCCGATGCTTGACGACGGCGGAGGGGGCGACGGGAAGGGTTTGCCGCCTTGGTTGGTCTTCCTCGTGTTGGCTTTTGGTGTCTGGATGTTGGCACGGGCGTTGGCGATGTGAATGAATGATTATTAACCCGGTGGCGGGGAAGCGGTCTTTGACTTGGTGGGATTGCAGTTAATGAAGACAAATAAGGCTTAACAAACTTGGAAAGATGGACAATTTACTCTATTTTTGTCCTATTCAAATGTTAAAATATGAAAGATAATGCACTTTCTGTGGCTAATTATCTCATTGATTTAGCAAAAAAGGAGAATAAGAACCTGACGCAATTAGGTTTGATGAAACGTGTCTATATAGCTCACGGATTCTCTTTGGCGATAAACAAAGAATCTTTGCTTGACAACCGTTTTGACAAGGTGGAGGCATGGAAATACGGGCCTGTAATTCCATCCGTCTACCATTCTTTCAAGCAATACAAAGCCGGCCCTATAACAGAAAAGGCCGTTGTGATGGATTGGGACGAAAAGAATTGTACGATTTCATTTCCGGAACCTGTGTTGGAGGGTGACAAGGCAAAGAAAATTGTCGAGATGGTATGGAAGCGTTACCTTGATTTTACGGATGCCGAGATGGTCGCTTTGACGCACCGGAAGGGCACGCCATGGTCTGTTTGTTATATACCAGAACAAAATGTTCCCATTCCGGATGAAGTAACAGCCTTGTATTATGAAAAGCTTGTTGAAACTGTATTAAAGTCACACAATTCATGAAAGGAAAGTTTGAAGACCTTATGCGAATCCTTTCTGATGAAGGCAAGGACAAGGAGGAATCCGAAGAATCACAGGTGAATTTGTTGGAACAAACGTCCAATGAACTGACAATAGACTACCTGCGTGCACAGATAGACCGCCAAAGGGAGGAAATAGAGGGACTTAAACAAGACCGTGAGCAACGGAAAATATTCAGTTACGTGATATTTGGATTCATGTGTTTGTATATGTTAGCTTCTTTGGTCATCGTATATTTAAGTGGACGTAGGACAATCTTACTGTCAGACAGTGTACTTATTACCCTACTTACCACATCGTTGGCCAATGTGATAGGGATATTCAATTTTGTCGCAAAATATTTATTCCATCCCAAAAGATAGCCCCTTGGAATTGAAAGGCTACGTGTTTGCGTGGCTCACAAGGTAGGTTTCAACGGGCTATCATTTTGCATCAGGAGAATAGTAACCAAGCCACACGAAACCATTTCATTAATCAAGCGGCAATCCCACATAAACAAGTCGGGGTTGCCGCTTTTTCGTTGCCACAAAAAGAAGTAGGAATGAATAGATTTTTTAAAGTGTTTTGGCCTTGGCTGATGGTGCCGGTGTTCTGGCTCGTGGTGGGGCTGTCGTTGTTTGCCATGTGCGGATGTGCGAGGGTGCAGTACGTGCCGGTGGAGACGGTGAGGATAGACAGCGTGCATGGTGCGCGGTGGTCTGTGGACAGTGTTTACCTGAAGGATTCGATTCACGTGGAATTGAGGACGGAGAGGGACACGGTGTATAGGACGGAATACAAGTACCGGACGCACTGGAGGGAGCGCGTGGTGAGGGACACGTTGGTGTCGGTGAGGACGGACAGCGTTGGCGTGCCTTATCCTGTGGAGCGGAAGCTTTCGAGGTGGGAGGAAACGAAGCTGCACTATGGGGGCTTTGCGCTCGTGGCCGTGGTCGTTTGCATCCTTATAGGATTCGGGAGGTTTGTGTACAGGCTGAAAAAGTAATGTTTACTCCTTCGGGGACGGGAGTATAAAAAAGCCCCCAACGTTCCTTGCATTACCACATGACAAGACGCGAAAATAGCTCGCGCGTTGAGGGCTTTATGTCTTCATCGCGAGCTATCGTTGTATATAAACGCCTTGTCATGTGGTATGACAAAGATATGAATAAAAATCGGATTTTGTATGTGCAAGGAAGATATTTTTAATGAGATTATTCAGGTTGTCAGCAGGGAAACGGAGATTTCACCAAGAATCATATTGTCGGGAAGCAAGGAAACGGAGGTGGTTGATGCACGTTACTTGCTTGTGTATTTCCTTTCCAAGGAGGGCTTCTACCCTTCCCGGATTGCATTATTGGTGCACAAGACGAAACGTGCGGTAAACTATATGCTATCCAATTTTTCCTCGCGTGTGAGGTGCGGGAAAATGATGGGAATATATCTGGAAAGAATCGGGAATGAGTTGGGAAAAGATTGATTTTGAGTGACATAATGTATTTGTAGTTTTGCAGGGTCAGGATATGCCTGACCTTGTAACGTTTAATTTAAAAGATACATTATGGAGAGAACTTATGTTTTTAACAGCGATGGTACCAGCGGAGGCAGCAAAATGGACATCACTGCATTGCTCCCCGGCATGATTGGAGGAGGACGAAGCGTTGACCCCAACCTGCTTGCCTTGATGGGTAACCGCAACGGCTTTGGAGGACAGGACGGATGGTGGTCTATCATTTGGCTAGTGGTGATTGCTTCTATTTTCGGATGGAACGGCAACGGTGGTTTATTTGGCGGACGTGGCGGTAACGGTTGCAACGGATTGCCTGCGGAACTGGCTGGAAATTCGGGACGTGAATTGCTGATGCAGGCCATACAGGGTAACGGGAACGCTATTTCCCAGTTGGCTTCTTCGTTCAACTGTTCTACGCAACAGATTCAGACAGCCTTGTGCAACGTTCAGAACAGCATTACACAGGTTGGTAATCAGGTCGGCTTGTCTACCAACCAAATCATCAATGCGATGCAAAGCGGGAATCAGGCTATCCTGACACAGCTTGCTGACTGCTGCTGCAAGACGCAGAATGCCATCACAACGATGGGATATGAGAATCAGCTTGCCATGTGCAACCAGACGAACCAACTTGTGAACACAGCCAACCAGAACACACTGTCATTGCGTGACGGAGCTACGGCGAACACGAATGCCATACTCGCGAAACTTGATGCCATTCAAAATCAAGCTTTGCAGGATAAGATTGCAGCCCTGACGGCCGAGAAGGCTTCCCTGACGGCTGAAATCTCACAGCGTAACCAGAACGCCACCATCCTGAATGCCGTAGGGCAGCAGATCGCTCCGCTAGCAGCAGGTTTGCAGGCTTTGCAGGGGGATGTGGACGGAATCAAGTGCCGTATGCCGCAAACCGTACCCGTACAATACCCTAATATCGTAGGTGTAAATCTTGATACTTACCGTGCAGCCGCTTTCGGTGCTTATGCCGGTGACGCTTACGGTCGGAGCGGATATGGTTGCGGATGCAATGGAGGTTATTGGGGATAATGTAAGAAAGGAGGTAAGCTATGTGGCCTAACTTTTTTACAGGATTTCCGTTCGGGTTTCCGGGACTTGGCAGGGTAAACTACAATACCCTGCCGACCGTGGCGGTGAATGTGGGTACGGAGAATGTCACTCTGGAACTTCCGAACCATGCCTTCTATGGCAGGAACTATGTCGGTGGGTTCTACATCAGTCTCCGTCAGGACATCCCGGCCGGGACAACTCAGACGCTGCCTATTCTGATAGGCACGAACGGTGACACACGTCCGCTGATGGCTTACAACAATGAGCCTGTAACAGTGGCCAATCTTGCCGGAAAGGGTATCTATGAAATCCATTACAACAAGTACACGAATGAGTTGTTTCTTGTGAATGGAGGTTACAGACCGACAGCAGCTCCGGCACGGGCAAAAGAAACCGCTTCTTTTGGAGCAAGTAAATAACAAGGCGGGGGTCTGTGTTTCGCAGGCTCCCTCATAAAAGTCAAACAATCATGTTTCAGAATTTAAGACCAAACAATACCTTATATATTCTTCATAGAGGGGCTGACCCTGTTCTTGAATGTGGTAAGGTTGTAACAGTAAAGAATCTAAGGACTGTTTATAAAAACACTCCCAATACTCTTTATCCACAGCCTATTCAAGTAGTAGATATTGTTGCAAGTGTCAGTAACGGGGATACTGTTACTATAACCGAAATGCCTGCCAATCTTGACATTGCTGATGATGTAAAGAATGGTATTCTTGTGTCTGCTTCACGTGAGGAGATGAATGTTGAAATTCTTACGATGAAACAAAAGAGTGAAGAAATACTTAAAAGCGTTGAATATCATAAGAAGTTTCTTTCTTCGTGCGAGCAGATGCTTTGTGCTTTAAACCCAGAGGTTGTAGCAAAGCAACAACAAGAAAAGGAAATATTGGACTTGAAAAGTCAAATGTCGGAAATGAGCCGGAATATGGCTGACCTTATGACATTGAACAAGCAACTGATGGAACAGTTTGGTCTTGGTTCTGACACATCCAAAACAAAGAAATGATTATGGGAATGTGGAGTATTTTGGAAGAAGGGCGTGACGATTACGGACGCGGCTTCGGTATGAGAGACGGCGGTGAGATTGAAGAAGCCTACAGGGAAGGATGCCGTCACGGATATGAAAAGGCCATGAACGAGATGCGGGGCGGAATGGGGTTCCGTGAAAGCGGAAACTACAGTGGCGGAAACGGATATGGCAACAGGGGGTATGGTGAACGTTACGATATGGGCGAACGCCGTATGCCGGGTTACTTCCCGGAGTATCCCCGAATGGATGAGATGGGAGAACGTCGGCGCAGACGTGCCAATGGTGAGTTTTATTGATACGGGAGGGGTGGAATTCCCCTCTCTTTTACTAAATCATAAAGGAGAAGATTATGGGACAGAGACTGGATGCTTATGACCGGTTTCCTTCGGGAATGAAGGAATATATTTCGCAATACGGGTGGCACTTCTCGAAGAAGATGTGCGAGTGGGCCGTGTCGAAAATGAAAACCAAGGACGAATCCACCGGGAAACAGAAAAAGCTGGATGCATTAAAGAAGGACGAGGTGGAAGAGTTGTTGAAAAAATACGGCATCAAGCTAGAGAAGGATGCAGGGTACGACTGTGTGTATGCGGCCAACATGGGCAAGGCGGATTATTATAAGAGTTCGATAGCCGATGAATCCCATCTTGCATTGTTCATCAAGGATTACATTGATGACCCTGACGGTTATGACGGGCTTCCTTTTACCCGCTTCTATGCGGATTGTATTGGTTCGGGTACACCAATCATTTGGGAGGATATGATGTAACATTATGATAGTGCAGGATTTCTACATACCGAAGTATGGGTGGAGCGTGAGGGTGTACTATGCCGTTACAACCTATTGGACTGAACGGATAATGAAAGACCTGTATGATTGTGGATGCCGCGGTTATTCGTTGAGACAGGCATACCGCAATCTGACAGAAGGCAACTTGAATACCGGGCTGACTTATTCAAATTTCCACGACCGTGAAACGGTGATGGTGCTTTCCCTCACTTCCACACCGGAGCAGTTTCAGAACTCATGGGATCACGAAAAGGGGCATCTGTGCCGTCATATTTCGCAGGCATCCGGGATTGACCCGTATGGGGAGGAAGCGCAGTATCTTAGCGGTTACGTCGGGCAGAAGATGTTTCCGGTTGCAAAGAAATTTTTGTGCGAACATTGTAGAAAGGAGTTGGGATGTTGAACGTATTGAAAGCCATCATATCCGGCAAACGGGGTCAGGAAGTCTATGACCTACTGTCTGACGAGGAAAAAGTTAAACTGAATGAATATGCCAAGCTGTATGGCGTAAACCGCCGTCAGCGCAGGGAAATCGAGAGAAATGCGAAGAAACGTGTACATAGATGAACTCATAGCCATTGCCGACAATCTTCCGTATATGGATTATTGCCGGCTTATGGCTGTGCTGAATTGGAATCTGTAATAGAAATATTACTTTTCATTCTACCAACTCATGGGATTTCAACCATGAAATAATCTTGTTGCACAGGTATTCCACATCCTTACGGAAGGATGTATAATTCTGATAAAGGAAAACAAGGTTCGCGCAATTGTTGGATATGGTGCTTTTGGCCTGTACGCCCAACACATTGGACAGTTCATCACGCAATCCGGAAGCCATCTTGTCCCCGGCCAAAGAGGACGGGGAATAAAGATAAAGGACTATGAAGATGAACTTTTTCCGTTGAATCACTGTATTTGTGGCCGGTTTGCACCCTCTCTCGACGATAAGGCTTGTGAAGACTTTGTGAATCTCGGGTATGAGCTTCTTGTCGGACAAGACCGGACGGGACAGGGTGTTTTCTTCCTTGGACAAGTCCGATTTTACGCTTCTGATTTTCCTTATACGTATGATTTTATCAAAATCCAGTTCCATGACACGATTATTTAATTAGAAATCCGTATATTTGTGACGGAATAATCGTATGGGGGCCCTCTTGGTCGTGCGGGCCGGCCCCCTTTTTATTTTCAATTTGTCCCTCTTCCCCACAGCATCGCATTGTAGAGCGAGGTTGCATAGAGCCTGACTTCCCATTCTTGGGTGAGTTGGTTGTTGGCCATGGCTGCGAGGCATGCCTTGTGCCATAGGTATTCATTTTTTCCTGTCGCCATTGTCTATTCTCCTTTCATATTTTTAACCATCATCAAAATCCCCTTTCCTTATACTTGGTTACACATTCATTTAGCTGTTCCCTTGCTTCCTCCACAATCTTTTGACATACCCTGATTTCTGCCATTTCATCTTCTGACAGTCGCGGGCATCCTTTGAGCCATGAGGAATAATTGCATCCGTTCGTGCCGAGGGAATGGCATTCCAGGGTGTAGCCATACCAACGCAGCAGTTCCCCTTCGGGGGCGTTTTCTTTCAGGTCGGTGACTATCACGTCCATGTCGAAGAAATAGTCTCCGCAACATACGGTTTCTCCCACGCACCCGGCGACCCAACTTTTGCGGGCATCCTCATAGTCGAAGCCGTGCTTCTCACAGAAGGCTTCCAACAAGGCGTTGCAGGAATCGTAATAAACGAAAAGCAATCTTAAATTATCATCGGGTTTGTTCATACTAAATATTTTTTAGGGTTTATATATAACAAGAAGCCCGGCACGGTAGGTGTCGGGTATAAAAAAGAGCACCGGAAACGGGAATCCGGTGCTCTCATGTGTCTGAAATCCAAAGCAGGGGCTATACGAGTTTCAGACGGGATAATCCTATCGGATAGGTACCGGTTTCACTCCAAACAACTTGTAATTGTGGCTTTCGTATTTATAACGCCAAATTACTATATTGGAATCAAGTTCATATTTCTCAGACAATGCTTTCAGCTTATTTACGATATTTCTCGTCGATATGCTGTTTGTTCCACTTTCCATCATCTTCTTCCAAATGTGTTTGTCTATGAGTATGTCTTCGGCAAATGTGTTTGCTTCCTTTTCCTGTTTGTTGTCCAAGGAATATGTTTCGTCCGAGGATATGAACAAGTTTTCCACGTCGTTCCCTTTGAAGTGCAGTTCTACATGTCCTAATTCATGCAACACGTTGAATACAAGCCTGCTCATGTCATTATAACGGTGCGTGGTAATAATGGCAGGTGTTTCTCCAGTCATCATGGAAACTGCGTCAATAGGCGTTTTATCTAATTTACGGACAACGGAATAGGAAATGCCGTGGTCATTTAAAACTTGTTTTAGCGTTGCTTCCGTCAATGTGCCTTTGTGGACATGCCCGGCTATTGTTTTAGCTGCACTGACACCACCGCCTTTCGTATAAGGTTGCAACGGATTGTTTTTAATGGCACTTATATAGGCCAAGACAAGCCATGTGTTCTGATTTCTTTCATCAAAACTAAGTTTGTCGCTCTTCTTATACAGGGACTGACGGACAAAATTCATTTTCCCTATTTCCAAAGGATTGAAATTCAAAAGCCCTGAAAGTATTTCCAACTTTTTCTGTATAAAAAGACAAGCATTTATTCCAAGCCGCTTATACAATTCCGGCAAATTCAACAAGGAAGAAAGCATCATTTCGGTAGCTATGGCTTCCTTCTCCAGATTGTCACGCCGTTCGATGGCTTTCGTGTCTTTGTCATATTGCAATTGAAGCTTCATCCACATGTCTGCCGGAATATCCAATGCAGCTTCCAATTTTGCGGCAATAGACGGGGTTATATTTTCCCCTTTCAGCAAACGGGTGACGTTGGGCTTTTGCATCCCCATCCTTTCTGCAAATTCAGTTTTCTTCATTCCGCGGGCTTTTATCTCATCGGCAATTATTTCACTCGGATGAGTGGCTACGAAAGGAATCGTTTCTTTTTTGCTATTTGTCTCCATAATGCTCGCTTATTTCAATCAGGCATATCCTGATTCCATTTTCAAATTCTTCAAATATGAGCCGATATTTGGAAGTGAATCCAATCCGTACACTTGAATAGCCCTCGTAATCATAATGCAAAGGCTCGTAGTTGAGTTTTTTAAACATGTGTAATTCCTTGACATTGTCAACCGGTCTCATCAAGTTAATCACCATGCGCAAATCCCTCATGAATACGGCGTTGCTTTTCAATTTCTTATATCTTTTATCGTTGCTTTTGCCGGTTTCTATAAACAACTTCAGCTCTTCATCCTTATATTCTATGTTTAGCATAAGTAGCTATATTCCTTGTCATGGTGCAAATATAATACAAAGTTATCAATAATGATAATTTTGAAAATGGAATTTATATAATTTTATCTCTCTTCGGATTTAACAGGTACTCAATATCTTTTTGGGGAATCCCTAAAAACAGGAGTGCTTTCCTCATATCGTCCTCCGGGATAACCCTTTGTCCGTTATCGAGAACGCACACCGTTATCTCAATATCTAAGAGCTTCACTTTGCCCTTACTTACGACTTTTGGTATATCGTTATTCATTTTCCACCTCCTTTGCGTAATGGCCCAACATTTCATAATTCACAAGTATCTTTTTTCCGTAAATACGTGCGGCTTCCATTTCGAGGTTACATCCTTTGGATTCCACCCATCCGGGCAGGACAAGGACCGCATCGCATTCAAGCAATGCGGTGATGCCGCGCCCGATGTGTACGGCATAACTTGATTCGGGGTCGGGAGAAACTTCCAAAGGCGACACCGCCTTGAAGCCATGTTTTTCTATCTGTGCGGCAGCTGACTTTATGGCCGATTCCACATCTTCAATGTCCCGTCCGCTGATGGGAAGGCTTATGTAGATTCTATTCTTCATTGTTTCAATACTTTTTATTTCCGTGTTTAAAACTCCTAAGTTCGTTGTAGCGCATCTTCTGCCCCACGTGCCACTCGATGTCTATTTCCTGTGCGGCGCAGAAAGAGAAGATTTCGTTCAGGACGGAATGTACCTTGTCTTCCAACACATCGTCGTCCGTACATCCGCCCGTGATTTCCCTTGTGATGGAGAACATGGCTTCCGTGAACGGAATCCCTTCATAATCGAACGTATCGCTTTCTTCGTAATCGAAGTTTTCCAAATCGATTCTTTTCAGTCCGGCAAGGTCGAGCAGGCGTATCACGGCATCGGCAAGTTCGTCCTCGACCGTGTCTTTGATGTATTCGTCGAAAGCGACCTTGTAGGCATGTTCCGGGTCTTTTGTGAAACGTGATATGAAATCTTCAAACGGATTCCTGAACGCGTGCATCCTTTTCCGGTCGGCTTCCAAGGCTTCCATCAGTTCGGATATGACGAGGCAGAGGTAATGTTCGTTACTATATTCTTCTTCGTGCCAACCGTGTTCGCAGGCTGTCTTATAGGCACGGTCTCTCAGTTCGTTCAAGTTCATGTTTCAATCCTCCTTATTTTCATTTTTGATACTAATGAAACTATTATGGCTAAATGGAAAAGGAATACAGATAATGAGTATTACCGTACCGAGCCAATGGAAAAAGTCCTGAAATATAAATTCTAAGATTTCTAACATACTCATTCCTCCGTATTAACTAATTCCTTCTTAATCGCCTCTTTTAGGGCTGGCAATACCTTCGATGCAAACCTTTTGCAACAGTCTTCCATTTTCTTTGTACTGCATTGATAAGAAACACTTTGAAACATTTTGCGTGAAAAATAATCTTCATCAAGATGTAGGATGAATTTCCGTATATCTTCTTGAATAGACCAGCAGTAATTAAAATTACCCCAATCTGTCATTGCAAAGAACTCTTTGCTATCTGTTAAAATCACTTCACCCAACCAACAATTAGAAGCGGTTCTCAGTGAATATCTATATATTGTTTCTTTTGCCATTTTCATTCCTCCGTATTAGGTAGTAAGTCCTCAATGTATGCCCAAGCTATCATATTATCATTTTCTTGATATATAACATTATAATCACTATCGCAAGTAATACTATGTTGGGTTAGCATCATAAAATCGTTTTCTGTATCATGTAAAATCACAAATGCCCTAAATGGCTGTGGTACATCTTTTGCATCATGCCACACGCTGTTGATGCGCCACTCTGCACCATGATAAAAACCTTTGTATAAAGCATCCTTATCAATGTTGCTTATCTCATATTCTCTATCAGCAAATTCATCTGCTGCTTTTTCAATATCTTCTCGTTTCATATCATACAAGTAATTTTAAACAAGACAATATTCTATCAACAGGGATAGCTGTTATATAGTCTTTTTCGTTAAATGCAGACAGTCCGTTTTCCCTTCCATGCAAGAAAATAATATCTTTCCCATTTACTTTCCTTATACACCATGCAAACTTTCTTTCCATGTCTGTTCCAACTGTTACCATAAGGCCAATCATAGAATTCTTTATATCTTCTGTCATAATATTTCTCCTTTCCACCTGTCCCGACAGCTACCACATGACTGCCAGGAACAGGTAATATAGTTTTGTTTTACTCATCTGTTAGATAAATCTTATATTCCACCTTTTTCCTTTAAGTTGGGGAAATGTTTTCAATAGAGTGTCTTCCAATTCTTCCTCTGACATAAGAGGAACTCTGTAGGTGTATATAATATTTCCAACGTATTTTCCCTCACTCCATACATGAATTTCTTTAGATCTGCCTTTCATCTTCAAATCAATTTAAGTGCTTCAATTAAACTATCATTCATAATTCAAAATCAATTTTCTGTTGCAACACTTCATCGGCATAGAACTTGTCGAAGCTCTTGTCGCTAATCCACCAGTTGAAGCCGAACTCCGCATCTTGGAAGTTGTGGTTGATATATCCACCATCAATTAACTTTTGGATGGTCTGAATCCACTTATGTTTGGCATGGGGAAAACGTTGGCAATCTTTAATCTTTTGTTTGTAATTCGACATCGGGCATAAAATGCAGCCAATCCGTCTGGAACCTTCATCGTACAATGAACAATGCGGAACCTTCACCACCTCGTTAAGGAACTCCCAGACATCACGCTCAGTCCAGTAGATGATTGGTGAAATTAATATCTTGTCCTTCCCCCCTACACAAATTGCCATTGTTTCTTCGTGTTCTTCCCACTGGTCGAACGTTCCGCTGAACGATGCTTTGCCATTTTTGCCGGTCTCAAATTCATTACGTTTAGCGCGTCTTTTGCTTTCCTGATTGCGGATGCCTGTCAGCGTAACCTTTCCTGCACCGGATGTTTCCTTGAACTCGGCACAGCACCATCGAATAGTTCGTGTCGGAATTAGATGTTTTTTTAAAGCCATATCGTAGATACTCATCTTCGGCTTTATCAGCTCCACGTCTGGATAATTCCGTTTCACAAAGCGAATAACCTCTGGTGGGTCTACACTTGTAAGGTTCATGTGGGCCTTGAATTTCACTCCTGCCAGTTTTGCAATATGGTATAATGCCTGACTATCCTTTCCACCGGAGAAAGCCAAATAGAATCCGTTTTCCGGGTCAAGGCGCAAAGCCATGGGTTCGGCCTTGCGCAAAAGGTTGATGGAGTAGTCTATCTTTTTATCCAATTTCATAATTCAAACAGTTCTTTTTGTACATATACATTGCCGTTTCTCAGTCTAATTTCTCCCAAACACTCTTCCCGAAATCGTTTCTCCTGCGCATCGAAATACTCTTTGTCTATTTCCGTCCCGTAGAAATCGAAGCCCATCTTGTAGGCGGCTATCCGGCTGCTCCCGCTACCTAAATGGGTATCGAGTACCTTATCACCGGGATTCGCAAACTTCTTCAATATCCAATGATATAAAGCAACAGGTTTCTGTGTAGGATGTATCTTTGCTTCTTTGTTCGCACCTCCGGTATTCGACAGGTGTATGATAGCTGAAGGACAATCAAATGAAGTCCATGCCAGTTCAATCTGCGAAAAATTTTCCCAAGGCTGTATCTTGTCCCAACATAAGATACTGCGTGTCGGTGGCAAAGGGAAATAATTGCCTCCCCATATTATCTGATTCCGGCTAACCCTGAACAATTCGTCAAAATACTCTTTGGGAGGTGGCGAAAAGTCCCAATCACATGACATCATGTTTAATGCCCGGCCTTTTAACTTTCCGGCACCCCTGTTCAAACGTCCCTTCTTCAATCTCTGAGCAACGCTTTCACCATTATAACCTCCATGTTTACGGTTCATGTTGGTACCCATATTCATATTCGGAGCATTAATCCCATAAGGAGGATCAACGATGGCCAGTTCAAAGGACTTGTCGGGAACGGACTTCATGTATTCCATGCAGTACATGTTATATACTTCACTTATCGGCATGGTTCTATTTATTTAAAGATTCATCATAAATTTTTATGCACTCGAAAAGATATTTCGCAACACAAGGATTTACGGAATTTCCTATCGCCCCAACTCTGTGTGTCCAATGGGAAAACCCATCATCATTTCTAACAAAGCTATACGCTGGGATTTCAAGAATCCTTTTTGCGCAAGTATATCCGACACTCGTATCTGATGTCCACTTTTTAAATATCGGGTCAAACTCTCCATGTTGGCATAAGTTCCTTTGCTGTCTGATTTTGTCGGAGTAGGCAATAAGATAAAGTCTTTCCCTTTTGTGTGGGTATCCAAAAGCGTAGTTTGATATACATTGCCATTCCGAGTCATACCCGATTTTGGAAAGGTCGCATAACACTTGTTCGAGTCCGGAAATAATGAGAGCTGGCGAGTTTTCAACGATGACGTATTTAGGTCCAACTTCCCGTACAATTCTACACATCTCACTCCATAGCCCGGAGCGTTTTCCCTTAATACCTTCACGTTTTCCGGCAAGGCTGATGTCTTGACACGGAAATCCTCCACTAATGATGTCCACATATCGGAATCCTGTTGCCTTTGTAATATCTGTATGTCTTTCTGCATTAGGAAATCTTAATTCTAATATTTTACCTTGATACTTTTCTATTTCACAATTCCAAAGTGTTTCTATACCTGCCATTTCAGCCCCATTCTCAAAACCTCCAATCCCGCTGAACAAACTGCCGTGTGTCAACTTTCTATCCATCGATTCCGAACTTAATCTTAATCAGGTTGATGATGGCTTTATATTGCTTCTCGTAGATTGTGCCTTTATGCGTCTCCTCTACTTTCTTCTCGAACTCCTCCAGGCTTCCACGGAAACAGCCGCAGGTTATTTCGACTTTATTTCCCTTTGTCTTATAAGCATGCGTATGTCGGTTGCATGAACCGAAACAATCAAAGCCACAGTGCATGTGATCGTTCTCAACCCGAGCATCGCCGTACACCCAAGCATTGCCGGACACCCGAGCATCGCCGTACACCCAAGCATCGTCGGACACCCGAGCATTGCCGGACACCCGAGCATTGCCGTACACCTGAGCATCGCCGGACACCCGAGCATCGCCGTACACCCGAGCATTGCCGTACACCAGAGCATTGCCGGACACCCAAGCATCGCCGGACACCTGAGCATTGCCGGACACCCGAGCATCGCCGTACACCTGAGCATTGCCGGACACCCAAGCATTGCCGTACACCCAAGCATCGCCGTACACCAGAGCATCGCCGTACACCCGAGCATCGCCGGACACCCAAGCATTGCCGGACACCTGAGCATTGCCGGACACCCAAGCATTGCCGTACACCCGAGCATCGCCGTACACCCGAGCATTGCCGT